GCGCGCGTATAGATAGCGGTAGGCGCAGCGGTTCGCACTTATAATGTCTGCGTGCCATTATTAAGCTAGTTTTTGCCTCGTTTTGTAAAAAAAAAGGGGGGGTACACCCGCGCGACGACGCGCAAAAATTATATATATATTATTCGGGAGTTTAAGACACAAACACACACACGAACACTATGGTTAAAAAAGCTTTTCAATCACCAAGCGGCGGGTTAAACGCTGCTGGTCGTAAACACTTTGGAGTAAAGGCTCCGGTTAAATCTGGTACTAATCCTAGACGGGTTAGCTTTGCAGCGAGGTTTGCCGGAATGAAGGGGCCAATGAAAGACGACAAGGGGAGACCCACGCGTAAAGCACTCGCACTTAAAAAGTGGGGTTTTGGATCCGTAGAGGCTGCTAGAAATTTTGCAAACAGAAACAAAAAGAGTTAATTATGAATGAAAAAGATTTAAAAAAGCTATTAGAAAAATCAGAGCTTATAACAGCATTAGTATTTCTTAATTCAGAAACTAACGCTGTAATTATTCACCTTGAAGGTTTTGAAACTTTAGAACATGGAAGAAGTTTTACTTCTAAAATGTTCGAAAAAAGCGGTATTAATTTCACAGCATTTGATGATGCGTGGAACCCGCCAACTATTCACTAAAGGAGGAAATATGATGCTAGGAATTATAGATACTATAGAACACTTCTGGAAAGATCATAAAAAAATTGTGATCGGAGCAGCTGTAGTTTTAATTATTGCGATTGTTATATAATGCACATAGAGATACCTTATACACCTAGACCATTACAAGCACAGCTTCATAATGATTTAGATAAGTATAGGTTTGCGGTAATCTCATGTCATCGTAGATTTGGAAAGAGCGTTGCGATCATAAACCATTTAATACGTTCTGCCTTGGTACATAAATTAAAAAATCCGAGGTTTGCATACATTGCACCTACCTATAAGCAAGCCAAGTCTATCGCATGGGATTACCTTAAACTTTATGCCGGAACAATTCCGGGAGCAAAGTTTCACGAAACAGAATTAAGATGCGATTTACCTAATGGAAGTCGTATAAGTTTATTATCAAGTGAGAACCCAGATAGTTTACGGGGTCTATTTTTAGACGGCGTATGTATTGATGAGGTTGCACAAATAGAACCTAAGTTATGGAATGAAATAATTAGACCAGCTATATCCGACAGAAAAGGATTTGCATATTTTATAGGCACGCCAGCTGGTATGTCTAACTTGTTTTATGAGTTATACCAATACGCATTAGGAAATAAAGATTGGTACGCTTACACAGCTAAAGCTAGTGAGACGGGAATAATAGACAAAGAAGAATTAGAAGCTGCTAAGTCTCAAATGGGAGAGACAAAGTACAAACAAGAATTTGAATGCGATTGGATAGCTAATATCGAAGGTTCAGTTTACGGAGATATTATAAAAGATTTAGAAGATAAAAAACAATTAACTAGAGTTCCTTACGATCCAAGCTTAGAAGTTCATACTGCTTGGGATTGTGGAGTTAATGATGATACAGTTATAATTTTTTTTCAACAACTGGGTCAACAAATTTTAGTTATAGATTACTACGAGAACAACAGAGAAGGTTTACCCCATTATGTTCAAGTGGTAAAAGATAAAGATTATGTTTACGGCACACATTTTGCGCCGCATGACATAGAGGTTCAAGAATTTTCTACTGGAAAAACACGTAGAGAAGTAGCTTATCAATTAGGAATTAATTTTAGGATTGTTCCTAAAGTAAGTTTAGAGGATGGCATCCACGCTCTTAAAATGGTTTTACCAAGATGTTTAATAGACACAGATAATGGTAAACCATTAATTGATGCTTTGAGACATTATCATCGTAAGTATAACGAGAAAATGAGAATGTTTCATAATAAACCGGTAAAAGATTGGTCATCACATGCTTGCGATGCAGCAAGATATATGGCGCTATCAATTACTGAAACAAGACAAAAACAAAATATCAATCAGAGTATAGCTCAAAGCGACTACTCAGTACACGGAGGATCATAAAATGGGATTTTTAATGCCTAAAGTTTCTATGCCAGCATTGCCACCAGCACCGGCTCCAGCTAGAGAGGTTCCAGACTACGATAGCGCTGCAAGAGAAGAAGAAGTTAGATTAAAAAGACAAAGAGTAGCTGCTGCTAGAAAAGGAAGATCATCAACAATACTTACTTCATCAAGAGGAGTAGAAGATGATCCAAGCGTAGTAGCTAAGAAAACTTTATTAGGAGGTTAAATGGGTGGAGTAAAAAATTTAAAAAAACCGAACGAAGGAATGTTTGGTACATTTAAAGGTAAACCAAAAGAATTACTTACTGAAACTCAAAAAGCTCAAGCAGAAAAAGGAGAGCTAGAAGGATTAAGATTTATTAGAAAAAAATATAATATAAAAGCAAGAAAAGTTTATCCGAGAGAACAAGCTTTACTTGCACAAGAAAAAGCAGATCAAGACGCGTCAGTTAACAAAAAAACTTTATTAGGAGGATAATATGGGAGGAGTAGCAAGAAAAGTAATAAGAAAACCAAAACCACCAATGCCAGCACCAGCGCCGATATACTCACCGCCGGCAGCTGTTGTATCACAAGCTCAATCAACAAGTATGCAACAACTAGCAAGAGGTAAAGGTAGATCGTCAACAATACTTACTGGGCCACAAGGTTTAGGAGATACAAAATTAGAAACTAGGAAGAAAAGTTTACTCGGAGGATAAATGGCAATTAACACAACTGCAAAAATGGTTATTGAAAGATATAATAGCCTTAAATCACAAAGAAAAAATTGGGAAGAACATTGGCAAGAAATAGCTGATTATTTTTTACCAAGAAAAAATAATATTACCGAAAAACAAACTAAAGGTAACAAGAGACACGATTTAATATTTGATGGAACATCAACTCATGCTTTAGAATTATTAGCTGCATCACTTAATGGAATGTTAACTAATACAATATCTCCTTGGTTTCATTTAAAATACAAAGACGCTGAAATGAATACAGACGATGAGGCTAAAGAATGGTTAGAGAGCTGTGGTGAAACTATGCACCAAGCATTTATGAGATCTAACTTTCAACAAGAAGTATTTGAATTGTACCATGAGCTTTTAGCTTTTGGAACGTCTGCAATGTTTATAACAGATGATCCTAAAGATGATTTAAGATTTAAAACAATACATATTTCAGAAATTTTTATAACTGAAAATGAAAAAGGATATGTAGATAGCTTAACTAGAAAATTTCATATTCAATATAAAAATATACCAGCCATGTATCCAGATGCGGTATTACCAAAAGTTTTACAATCTAATATTTCAAACAATCCTTATGATGAAGTAACTATAATTCATTCTGTATATCCAAATGAAATAGCAATGGGTTACGACAACTCAAAAAATATGGATTATAAATCTTGCCATGTTCACGAAGAAACTGGAACATTGTTAAGAGAAAGTGGTTTTAAAGAATTTCCTTATGTAGTTCCGAGATATTTAAAATCATCTTCTAACGAAGTTTATGGAAGATCTCCAGCGATGAATGCTTTGCCAGATACTAAGATGTTAAACACAATGTCTAAAACATCTATCAAAGCTGCACAAAAACAAATAGATCCACCTCTCATGGTTCCGGATGATGGTTTCATGTTACCTATTAGAACAGTTCCGGGTGGATTAAATTTTTATAGAGCTGGTACAAGAGAAAGAATTGAGCCTTTAAATATTGGAGCAAACAATCCAGTTGGTTTAAACATGGAAGAGCAAAGACGAAAAGCAATAAGAGAAAACTTTTTTGTTGAGCAACTTATGACAGTATCCGGCGCTAGCATGACAGCTACAGAAGTTTTACAGCGTACTGAAGAAAAAATGAGATTGTTAGGCCCCGTTCTTGGCAGACTACAATCTGAATTATTACAGCCATTAATTACAAGATGTTTTAATTTATTAATGAAAAATAATAAATTTAGACCAATGCCAGAAACATTAGGAGATCAAGATATAGAAATAGAATATGTATCTCCTCTTGCTAAAGCACAAAAAACTCAAGAGTTATCATCTGTGATGAGAGGTATAGAAATATTTGGAACAATGCAAAATATAGCTCCGGTATTTGATTATATTGATATAGATGGTTTAGTATCTCATATTCAAGATGTCTTAGGTTTACCAGCTAAGATTATGAAAAGTAAAGGTGAAGTAAAAGCTATTCAACAACAAAAACAGCAAGCGCAAATGGAGCAAATGCAATTACAGCAAGCTCAGCAAATTGCTGAGGCTGCGGGTAAAGCTGCGCCAGCTTTGAAAGCCAATGAATAATAAAGATCTTAAACAATTAGTAATAAACTATCAAACAACTTTTAAATCTGAAAGGGGCGAGAAAGTTCTCAAAGATTTAGAAAACAGATGCGGTTTCAATGTTACTACACATATAAAAGGTGATAGTCACGAAAGCGCATTTTTAGAGGGGCAACGATCAGTTGTTCTTTTTATTAAAAACATGCTCAATAAAACACCGGAGGAAAAATGAGTGAACAAACACAGGTAGCGGCTGCCGAACAACAAAATCAGCCGTCTGGAGAAACACAAACTACAACTCCAGTAGAAACTAACGAACCGGTAAATGTTGATTGGAAAACAACTTTACCAGACGATATAAAAACCGATGAAAGTCTAAAACATATTCAAGACGTTCCATCGTTAGCAAAGAGCTACATACATGCTCAAAAAATGGTAGGAGCTGATAAAATAGCTGTTCCTAACAAATATGCTACTGAAGATGATTGGAAAATAGTTTACGAAAAACTAGGATTACCAAAGTCACCAGATCAATATAAATACGAGTTACCTACAGATACGCAAGTTGATGAGAACACATTAAAAAATTTTTCATCGCAAGCTCACAGTTTAGGTTTATTACCTCAACAAGCAAAAGGGGTAGTTAAATTTTATAATGAAATGGTTAACAAAACTATGAGCGATGCTGATAATAAAGCTATGGCTTTTCGTGAAAATTCTACAAAAGAATTAAAAATGGAATATGGCCAAGCTTATGATGAAAATATTAGCAAAGCAAAAAATTTAGCAAACTCAATCATTGATGCAAATTTTTTAAATTCACCAATGGCAGATGGAACAAAAGTTGGAGATCATCCAGCTTTAGTTAGAGGTTTAGTTAAATTAGCTGGAAAAATGGGAGAAGATAGTATCGTTCAAGCTTCTGGGCCAGCTTACTTAACACCTAAGCAAATTGATAAACAAATTGCTGAGTTAACATCTGAAGGTTCAGCTTATTGGGATAAACATCATCCTAATCACGACGAAGCTGTTGAAGAAGTTTTGGCTTTACGAAGTAAAAAAAATTCCGTATAAGCTAAAAATGACTTGGATAATCGCAAGACCCAAGTTGACGTAAGGAAAGACTTAGATCTACGAGATCTCAAATCTAGGAAGATCCGCAAGGATAATCAACCGAATATACTTAACATTAACACTAACTGAAGAAGGAGACTATTATGTCAACTCAAATAACTACTTCTTTTGTTGAGCAATATTCGTCTAACGTGAGTATGCTTGCTCAGCAAATGGGAAGTAAACTCAGAGGTGCTGTAGATGTTGAAAATATCAGAGGGAAAAATGCGTTCTTTGACCAAATCGGGGTTACTGCGGCGCAAGTTCGGTCATCAAGACACGGAAACACACCTCAAATCAACACTCCACACTCAAGAAGAAGAGTAAGCTTGGCAGATTACGAGTGGGCTGATCTTATCGACGATCAAGATAAGGTTAGAATGCTTGTTGATCCAACAAGTAATTACGCAAAAGCTGCGGCTGCTGCAATGAATAGAGCAATTGATGATGTTATCATCGCTGCTTTTGATGCGGATGCTGCTACTGGTGTTGCTGGAGGAACAACAACTGCGCTTCCATCTACATCTAAATTTGCAACGTCAAACCAAACAGACGGAATGACAATTGCAAAATTAAGACAAGCTAAGTTCTTTTTTGACAACGGATCAGTTGACCCATCTCTAAAGAGATTTGTCGTGGCTGGGCCAAAGCAAATACAAGACTTGTTAGCTACAACAGAAGTAACGAGCGCGGATTTTAATACAGTTCGAGCTTTAGCTGCTGGAGAAGTTTCAAGCTTTCTTGGATTTGAATTTATTATGTCAAATAGATTAAGCTTAGATGCTACAAACACAGACGACAGAAAATGCTTCGCGTTTACAGAAGATGCTATTAAATTAGCTATCGGAAAAGACGTTGCAGCAAAAATAACTGAGAGAGCAGACAAATCGTATGCAACTCAAGTTTATTACTGTATGTCAATTGGGGCAACGAGAATGGAAGAAGAAAAAGTATTTTTAATTCCATGTAACGAGTAATAACCAATAAATTCTAGGCGGAGTTAAGCGAGAGTGGATCCCGCCTAGGATCCTTAAACACAAACCAACGGAGGATACTATGCCAAAAGGCAAAGGTACATACGGGTCTAAAAGAGGCAGACCACCAAAAAAAAACAAAATGGGAAATAAAGGAAAAAAGAAAAGATAATGAAAAAATTATCTCCTAAACAAAAAAAGATAGCGCGCGTAGCCAAGCCTAGAAATAGGATTACGGGTGCTGATTTTAAAAAGCTACGTAAAAATAAAAGGAAAAATTATGGCTAAGAGAGGCTTATACGCAAATATAAATAGAAGAAAAAGACTTGGTATTTCAAGACCAAAATCTAAATCTACTATTACAAAGAAAGCTTACGCAAACATGCGAGCTGGCTTTCCTAAAAAGAAAAGGAAATAAATAGATGGCTTCAGTAATTGAGATATGCAATTCAGCGCTTTTACAATTAGGCGCGCAAGCAATCACTTCGCTAACAGAAAATTCTAAAAATGCTAGACTATGCAATGCTAGATTTAATACTGTTAGAGATAGCGTGTTTAGATCTCATCCGTGGAATAGTTTAATTAAAAGACAAAAACTAGCTGCCGATGTTGCTACACCTATATATGGTTTTGATTTTCAATTTACATTACCGGCTGATTGTTTACGTGTATTACATCTTGACGCTTATGATAGTAATTACAAAGTAGAAGGCAGAAAAATTCTTTGCAATGAAAGTTCAATTTTTTTAGTTTATGTTGCGCAAGTAACAGATCCTAACGAAATGGATGTTTTATTAAGAGAAACTATATCAGCTGCATTAGCAGCAGATATGGCATACTCAATTACAGCTAGCATAGCTATTGCAAAACAATTCGAAGAAAAATATCAATTTAAAATATCTGAAGCTAGACATGCAGACGCTAGCGAGGGTCAAAACACAGATCCATCACAAGGCCCCGTAGATCAATTGCAAGCTGATGATTTTATAAACAGCAGATACTAAAATGGCAAAACAACTATTATCAGTTCCCAGCTTTACTGCTGGAGAGCTTTCACCACAAATGGAGGGGCGTACAGATTTTCAAAAATACTTTAATGGCTGCACGCGATTAGAAAATTTTGTTGTCTTACCACATGGCCCCGTGATGAGGAGACCCGGAACACATTTTGTTTCTGAAATAAAAAGTAGTTCTGCTAAAACAAGATTAATACCTTTTGAATTTTCTACTGAACAAACTTACATTTTAGAATTTGGAAATCAGTACATAAGATTTTATAAAGATGAGGGTCAAATACAATCAAGCGGATCAGCCTACGAAATATCATCACCTTATTTAACTGCTGAGCTGTTTGATATTAAGTTCGCGCAAAGTGCCGACGTTATGTATATTACACATAACAATCACGCTACAAGAAAATTAAGTAGAACCGGTCATACGTCTTGGTCTTTAACAGAAGTTGATTTTACAAATGGGCCATACTTAGACCAAAACACCACATCTACCACATTAACCCCAGCATCAACATCTGGCGTAGCTATAAATTTAACTGCATCTGCATCTGTTTTTGTTGCTACAGATGTTGGGAGACTTGTAAGTTTTTCTGGTGGTCATGGTAAAATTACAAATTTTCAAACAAGCACATTAGTTAATATAGATATTCTTGACGATTTTGATAATACAAACGCTGTATCTACATGGAAGTTAGGAGCCTTTTCTGAAACAACTGGTTTTCCATCGTGTGTTTCATTTTTTGAGCAGCGCTTAGTTTTTGCTGCAACAACAAAACAGCCTCAGACAATGTTTTTTTCAAAGTCTGGAGATTATGAAAATATGACATCTGGAACCGCAGCTGATAGCGCTATGGTTTATACAATTGCATCAAATCAAGTAAACGTAATTGTAGCATTAAAAGCAACAAGAACATTAATTGTGATGACAACTGGAGGTGAATACGCTGTTAGCTCTGGATCTTCTCAAGATGCCATAACACCAACAAACATAAATATTAGAAAACAATCTAACTATGGATCTGCTGGTGTAGATGCTTTGTCTATTGGTAACGCAACTTTATTTTTACAAAGAGCAAAAAGAAAAATTAGAGAGCTTGCATATAATTTTGACAGCGACAGTTACCAAGCTCCAGATCTTACTATACTTGCTGAACATGTAACAAAAAGCGGTATTACACAAATGGATTATCAGCAAGAGCCATTTTCTGTTGCATGGTGTGTAAGAGAAGATGGAGTTTTAGCTGGGTTTACTTATAATAGATTACAACAAGTTACAGCTTGGCATAGGCACATAATCGGTGGAAAAGCTGATACTGGTAAAAATATAATTCAACAAAAAATTTCTTTTACTGCTAATGCTACTAATGTTTCTGTTGCAAATGATACAATAACTTTAACTGGTCATGGTCTATCTACTGGAGATCCAGTTTTTTATTCTGCATCTTCTAATGTTATCGGTGGACTAAATACCAGCGATGTTTATTTTGTAATTTCTGTAGATGCTAACACAATAAAATTAGCTTCAACGGCTGCTAATGCTACAGCCGGAACGGCAATAAATTTATCATCTGCGCCAAGCTCAAATACAACGCAAGAAATTTATCAAGGTGTTAATATAAATACAGATATAATTTATTCAGCTAACCATGGTTTTCAAACGGGAGATTTTATTTTTTATAAAAATTCTGGAACAGCGATAGGTGGTTTATCTGAAAACACAAAATATTTTATAAATAAAATTGATGATAACCAATTTCAATTATTTAGTGACGAAAGTTTTTTAAATACATCAAAAATAAATTTTACATCCGCACATACTAGCGAACAGACAGATAAAATTCTTTCCCATGCTAAAGTAGAAAGTGTAGCTGTTATTTCTGGTTCTAGCGACGAAGATCAGGTTTATTTAATAGTGCAAAGATACATAAATGGATCTACAAAAAGATACATAGAATATTTAGAGCCTTTTGATTTTAACAGCGACTTAACATCATTTTTTTATGTTGATAGTGGTTTAAAATATTCTGGAGATCCGACAACAACATTATCTGGTTTGTCACATTTAGAAGGCGAATTACTAACTGTTGTTGGTGAAGGGGCTGTTCAAGCTTCTAAAACAGTAAACAGCGGAAGTATTACAATAGATACGGCAGCTGAAGAAGCAACAGTAGGATTTCAATACTCATCTGATTTACAAACGATGAGATTAGATGAAGGATTTACAGAAACAACACAAACAAAAGTAAAAAGAATATATGATTTGTCTGTTAGATTTCACGAAACTGTGGGAGCTAGCGTTGGGCCAAACTCATATACATTAACAGCTATAGATTTTAGAGATAGCTCGGCTTCTATGGATTTACCGGTTCCATTATTTACCGGAGATAAATTTATAGAATTTGATAGTGATTACGGAACAGAGGGGTTAGTTTATGTTAAACAGCCTCAAGCTCTACCGATGACTATTCTTGGAATATATCCTAGACTAGAAACGGAGAATGTCTAAAGTTATAATTATACCTTTTGAGAATAAACACGCAGAATATATTGTGTCTCAAAAAATGAACGACAAATTTTTAGAATTATCACCGCATCATAAAAAGTATGCGTATTTTTTAAAAGAAGTTGGAATGTCGTTTACGGGTATAGTTAACAATGAACCCATTGCGGCTGGAGGGATTTTTCCTCTCTGGGAAGGCGTAGCTGAGGGGTGGGTTTTAGCTACAAATAAAATTCATCAATACCCCATAACTTTATCTAAAGTTATTAAGAAAAGAACGGAATTGATGTGTTTAAATTATAAAATAAAAAGATTACAAACAAGCGTAAAAGCAGATAGTAAAATGGCTATACGTTTTGCTGAATGGCTTGGTTTGGAACAAGAAGGAATAATGAAACAATACGGCCCCGACGGGTCTGATTATTATAGATATGCGAGGTTATTTTAAATGAGTTTTTTTGGTGATTTACTACAAGGCAGAGCTGCACAACAAGCAGCTAATTATAATGCTTCTTTATTAGAAAGAGACGCTAAAATAAAAGAACAAGGAGGCAAACAAGGTTACGCTGTATATACAGATTATGAGTTACCTAAATTTAATGATACCGCAGATAAAATTATAGGTGAAATTACTGAAAACTTTTTATCTAGCAACGTAGCTTATTCTGGTACTGTAAAAGATGTTTTATTTGAAAATGCTCTTAACCTCGAAAGAGATAGAGACATGATGAAATACAATGCAGAAGTAAATAGAGATCAAGCATTTAACGATGCTCTCAACACAAGAGCTGAAGCTGCGCTAGAAAGATATAGAGGCAAAGTTGCTAAGAAAGCTTCTTACTATCAAGCTGGTCAAAGCTTATTAACATTTGGGAAGGAATTTGCATAATGGCAATAAAAATCTATCAATCGCAAGTATCACCAACAAGCGAAGTATCTGAAAGAGAAAGTACAAGAGGAATGCGTATTTCCTTAGATGATGCTACGAGACCAGCAAGAGCATTAAAAGGTATGCTTAAAGCTGGTGAAGATTTTTATGTAGAGTATGAAAAAACAAAATCTGAAAACGAAGTTTTAGAAAAATCTAAAGAAGTTGAGTTTGGTGTAAAAGATGACAATGGTAATACACTTGTTGAAGGTTTAGGCGAAACAAAAACAAAAGTAAGTGAGTATGCAGATATGGATAAAGCTATGTCTGAGTACAATACAAATTGGCAAAATACAAAAGATAGAATAATTCCAACTTTAAAAGGTAAATTTTCAAAAAAACTTTTTAATTCTTACATGGATAAAACTTATTTATCTGACAAATCTGCTATACAAACTAGCAATGTAAGAGGCATGCTGTATAAAAATAGAACCTTAAAATTACAATCTTTAGAGCCTCTATATAAAATTTTATCTACTGCTGAAATTGGCAGCAATGAATACAAACAAGCTGAAAATAAACTTACTGAATTTTTTAAAGATCCGAGTAATCAAAAATTATTTGGTGCTAAAATATCAGAATTAGAATTTACATCAAAAGCTACAGTAGATGTTTTAAGATTTAAAAGAGATATAAGTATTGATCCTCTTAAAACATATATAGATATAAAAAAGCCAGAAAACTATCCTAATCTTCCTACAGAAAAAAGAAACGAGTTAGAATTATCAGCTAAAAGATATGCTCAATCTTTTGCAGCTAAAGAATTTGAAAAAAATTATCAAAAAGCTCTTAAAGGAGAAATGGGTACATATACAAATGCAGAATTATTATCTGCTTTTGAAGGTGAAAAAAATTACAATGAAATTTTTGAGCAATCTAAAGTTATTGATATAGTGCAAGAAAATTCTAATATTATAAAAGAAGCTAAATACGGAGAGGCCAGCAAACTTATTAGCCAAATCAAAGTAAGCGGCGATAATATCAAACTTAAAGAAAAAGCTCAAGATGCAATACGAAGCGCTATAAGCGCAAAAAATAAAGCTATTCAAAATGATGCAGCTGGTTACTACATAACTGAAAATGAAGATGTAGAAGTTTTAACAAAAGAAGTTAACGATGCTTTTGAAAAATATGTTGAAACTAACGATGAAGCAGACTTAGAAAATTACAAAGTAAAATTTAATGAAAGAGCAGATTTTTTAGATAAAATTTACGAAGAAAAAGAAATACCTAAAAGATTTAGAACATACATAACACAAGCTGAAGCTAAAAGTATTGTTGCTCAATACAAAGCAACACCAAATCCAGCTAAACAATCTGCTTTGATCGAAAGTCTTAAATTACAATATGGTAACAAAAGTAGCGATGTATTTATGCAATTGCAAAAAGAAGGCTTACCATTTGGTGCTATGATGACAGCAAGTGTTAACAATGCTCAATTAAAAGATGATATAAACGACGGATCAATAAATATAAAAGCTTACGAAACAAATTATAAAACTGCTACTGGTTCAACTGGCACAGATATAAATAATTTAAAAACCAAGGTAGCTAAAAAATTAGAAGATTATACAGACGTTGTAATTAATCAGCCGGGTGGAGAAGTAAACGCATCTGGATTTATAAATGGTTTAAGAGACAGTATTTATCATGCTGCTATGGCAAAATATAATCGTGGTGTAGAAATAGACGACGCTATAAAAGAAGCATCAAGAGAGTTTTTACAAGACTATAGAATTTCTGACAGCGAAACATATTGGGTTCCGGCAGATGTAAATGGTCAAGCTGTATCTCAACAACATATTATGGCTAAAGCAGATGTTGTAATGAAAAAAATTAAAGACACAGATTATTTAAAAGAAATAAAATTAAAAGGTGTTGATGAAGATAACCAAGAATTAATTATTAATGATATTAAAAAAAATAGTAATTTTTATTTAAACGAAAAAGGCGACGGAATTGTTTTACATGTTGATAGAAACAATGGTTCTTCTATTCCAGTTGTAGATGTTGATGGTAAAAGAATAGAAATTTTATTTTTAGATAATTCAACAACTTTACCTATAACAAATACACCTTTTGGTTACGAAGAAATGTACGAACCGGTGCAAGACGAAACTTATATGGAAGTTAATTAATGCTAAACGTAGGATTTAAAACATTTGATACACCAGAATATAAGTACGACACATTAGGCGATACAGCTAATGTTGGAGTAATCCAAGGTATTAAAACATCTGCTAGACAAGCGTTTTCTTTAAATCCATCTGAAAGTATTTTTAATATTTTTGAAAGAAACGAAGCTTACAATGAAAGTAAAGTAGTTTTAAAAAAAGAAGATCTGAATAAAAAATATGCGGAGTTAGGTTTATTTTTTGAAAACGACACTAGAGAAGGTGTTGTAAATTATTTAGTGCAAAGAAAAAAAACTGAAAGAGAAAGAGCTAGTATTATATCAAGAGCAAAAGGTGGTTTTTTTAATAAATCATTATATCTTGGCGCTAGTATTGCTGCTTCTTTTGCAGATCCAGTTAACATCGCAGCTGCTTTCGTTCCAGTAGTTAGAGAGGCTAGATTTGCTAGCATGGTTGGTCGTATGGGAGCAACAAGAGCTAGACTTACAAAAGGTTTTATCGAAGGAACAATAGGTAACGCAGCTATAGAGCCTTTAGTTTATGGCGTAGCAAAAATGGATCAACAAGATTATACAGCCTCAGATGCTTTTTTAAATATTGCAGCCGGTGGTATTCTTGGAGGCACAGCTCATGTAACTTTTGGTAAAATTGCAGATGGTCTTAGAAGAATACAAAACAAACCTAACATCTATCAAAAATTAGCTGTTGCTCATCCTAAACATCACGAACAATTATTAAGACATTCAGTAGCTAGATTATTAGATAACAAAAAAATTGATACTGGCGAAGTTATAATGAAGTCAAGAATGAATGCAGCGTGGGCAGACGAAATAGATAATTTAAAAAAAGGAATTAGAGATAAAATAGAAAAAGCTAGAGCTAGAGGTAACAATCAAGGCGTGATAGAAGGTATGAAAGAGTTAGATCTAGTAAGAGAAAGCGAAACAAATCAAACAAGACAAGCGATACAAGAAAATCAAAGTACAAATCCTATTGAAGAACCTAATAGCACAGCAAGCGATAATGTATTAGCAGACACAAAATTAGAATTAAGAAAACCAATACAAAAAACGATACAATCTGTTGAGGCTGAAGCTGAAGCTCAAGTAAATCGTATAAATGATTTAACAGCACAAATTAATAGAACGGGTTTAGCTGATGATATTGCAGATAGTTTAGATGAAATAAAAAAAATTGACAAGAATATAAAAAATAAAAACAAGCTTAGACAAGCTATAAAAGCTGGTACAAACTGTTTAATAAGGAATAGCTAATGGCAATAAAAAAATGTTTATCAGAAGTAAAAAGAGTTGCTGGTGAATTTTTAGATGATAACGAAGTTAACGAGCTGTTAACGAACGTAGAATTAAATTTAAAAAAAGCACAAAAAAGAAAAGACTTTAACGCTAGTGAAAATGATATAGCTGAAAGCATTGCAGACGGAGTAGAGTTTGAACAAGCATTAAATAAAAGAAATCTTGCTGAAGATACAATCAAATCAGTAGAGCAAGCTCAACATATAATAGATAATTTTGGAAAAGATCCTATTAATGGGATCAAAGCATTATTGGTAGGTATTCAAGATTTTGGAGTTGGTTCAAGAAAATCTATAGGTAACGAGCAAGACGCATTAGAAGAAACTTTTGTAAGAAGTTTTGTTTCTGATATGCAGAATGCCGGTTTGATTGATATTTTTAGAGATAGTAAATTAGATTTAGAAATTAAAAGAGCTTTAACGGGTGATACTAATGTTCCTAAAGAAGCTATACAAGCTGCTGAAATAATTAAAAAACACTCTGAAAGTATTAGACAACAATTTAATGATCTCGGAGCTAATATTCCAAAACTAGACGATTGGATCTCAAGACAATTTCATGATGCAGAAAAATTATACAAAGCGGGTGCTATATTAAAAGTAACAAAATCTAAAGACTATAGAGATCACATGGTTGCTTGGAGAGAGTTTATAAAACCATTGTTAGATTTAGACAGAACTTTTGGAAATACAGAAAACGTAGATGATATATTAGATCAGATTTATATTAATTTAAGATCTGGCAGCCATTATGAAACAACTGGTGTTCAGCGTGCTTATGGTTCGTCATCAATTACAAAAAAAGCTTCAGCTGAAAGAGTTTTACATTTTAAAGATGCCGAGGCCAGACATAACTACGACATAAAATTTGGCAGCGAAAAATTAAGTGAAGCTGTATTACATGGTTTGACTACTGGTGCAAGAAACATAGCATTAGTAAGAGGATTAGGAACAAAGCCTAAAGCTAATTTTGAAAGAACATTAAATATTTTACAAAATCATTATAAAAAAACTAGACCAGATTTAGATGGAGCTTTTAGGTTTGAAAGATTTAGAAAAGATTTTGCTGTTGTTGATGGTAGTATTTATAAAGTTGATAATTACCAAGGAGCAAAGATTGGATCTACAGTAAGATTTTTTCAAAGTACCGGTAAACTTGGTTTTGCAACTATTTCATCTTTTGCAGATTTAGCTAACTACGCTATAGAAACAAGATACCAAGGCAGAGGTTTTTTTGCTGGCTTGTATGAAGTAATGAAAGGTTTATCTGGCGGAAACAATAAAGAAATTGTTGATGTATTAGGAACTGTATCTAATAATGTTATAGGTGGTGTAAATCAAAAAATGTCTTTTAGAGGAGACATGACGGGTAAGTATGCAAACTTATCAAATTTATTTTTTCGTTTAAATGGATTAAACTGGTGGACTAACACTTTAAAATCATCAATGATGATTGGTATTGCAAGACACCTTGGCCAGAAAAGATCATTAGCTTTTAATAAATTATCTGTAGAAGATCAACGTATGTTGACACTATATAAAATAGATAGTGGTCAATGGGATATGTTAAGATCTGTCTCCGCTATAGAGGCAGATGGTAAATTTTATATTACAGCAGAAAATTTAGAAAATGTAACTCAAGCTCGTATAGAAAAATATTTAGGAAGAAAAATTACAGAAAGAGAAGCAAGAAATTTTAGAAGAGATTTACAGCTTACTTATAGAAACTATTTATTTGATAGAGCCTTACATGGAACACCAGAGCCAGACGCAGCCGTTAGATCTTTCATGTTACAAGGAACAAGAAGAGGAGAAGGTTTAGGTGAAATATTAAGATATATTGGCCAGTTTAAACAATTTCCCATGGCAATATGGATGAAGGTTATTAGAAAAGAAATAGGCGGCAGAGGTTATTCACCAGCAGAAAATGGTTTGTGGTCTGGAGCTGTTGGTTTGACAAGCTTACTTCTTATGGGAACAATGATGGGTTATCTATCATTATCAGCAAAAAATTTATTAAGAGGTAAAGAACCGCCAGATCCTAAGAAAGCTGGAAACTGGGCAGCAGCATTCTTTCAAGGTGGTGGTTTAGGTATTTATGGCGATTTCTTGTATTCAGAGCTTAACAACAGATATGGCAATACTTTACAAGAAACACTATTGGGGCCAACTGTAGGAGATATAGCATCATTTTTAAGAGTAATAGGTGATATAAATGAGCCTAAAAAAGCTGGTAAAAAGCTATTACAACTTGCAGAAGGTAACGTGCCATTTTTAAATTTATTTTACACAAAGGCTGCTTATGACTACCTCATTGGTTATCAACTAAAAGAAATGCTAGATCCGGGGTATTTTAGGCGTGTAAGAAGGAAACAAGAGCAAACACAAGGCTCAAGTTTTTATTTAAAGCCATAAAAAATTCAATAGACAACATAGACAAACTTTAATATAGAGGGAAATATAGTGGGCGTATAGCGTCTATAAAATTCAAAAAATTATTATGACAGTATCAAGTATCGTAGTGCGAAATTCGTACGCTGGCGATAATTCTACTACCCAATTTACTTATACATTTCCGATACATAGCACATCGGAATTAAAAGTAATTTTAAGAAGTAGCGCTGGTGTTGAAACAGTACAAACATTAAATTCTGATTACACAATAAATGACACGGGAACGGGAGGAACAGTAACCTTTGCGTCTGCTCCCGCTAGTGGTGTATCTATAGTATTAATAAGAGACACAAACCAAACTCAAGAAGTAGATTATTTAGCTAACGATCCTTTTCCGGCTGACACACACGAAGGAGCTTTAGATAAATTAACTTTATTAACTCAAGAGTTACAAGAAGAAATTGATAGATCTTTAAAAGTATCAAGAACAGCTCCAATAACAAATTCACAAATTACTGATAATGCTACTGCAAGAGCTGGTAAACTTTTAGGTTTTTCTAGTGATGGTCAATCTTTAGATGCAACAATAGATGGATCTCAAGTTTCTGTAAACGCTACAAATGCAGCGAACTCAGCAACAGCCGCAGCAGCTTCGGCAACGCAAGCTGATACTGCTAAAGTTGCAGCGCAAAATGCTCAAGCTGCTGCTGAAGCAGCATTAGATACTTTTGATGATGATTTTTTAGGAGCTAAAGCATCTGATCCAAGCGTTGATAATGATGGTAACGCTTTAACAGACGGCGCATTATATTTTGACACTACCAACAACGTAATGAAAGTTTACGATCTTGGTAACACTCAATGGAAACAATTAGTACCAACAACTTCACAACAAACAAATATTGATGCTGCTGTAAATAACGCGACAAATATAAATAATGTTGCTGGTCAAATTTCTCCAACAAATAACATTGGAACACTTGCTGGATTAAATACTGAAATTTCTGCTCTTTACGGAATTAGAAACGATATATCTGGAGTAAATGCAATAGCAGCCAATGTAACAGCTGTAAAAAATAACGAAACAAATATAAATGCTGTAAACGCGAACAGCGCGAATATAAACACACTTGCCGGAATAACAAATTTAGGCAACTTAGCAAATGCTCACGCAGCTGTAACAAACGTAAATAATAATTTATCTGGAGTAAATTCTTTTAATGATAGATATAGAGTTTTAAGTGCTGCTCCTTCCTCCTCAAATGATTTGGGAGATTTATACTTCGATACGACAGCCAATGAATTAAAAGTTTATAAAAGCTCTGGTTGGGCAGCTGCCGGTTCAACAGTAAACGGAACTTCAAATCGTTTTGAATATGTTGCTACCGCTGGTCAAACTAGCTTCTCTGGAGCGGATAGTAACGGGTCAACTTTGGCTTATGATGCCGGCTTTATTGATCTGTATGTTAATGGAATTAAATTAGCAAATTCAGATTTTACGGCAACATCTGGGAATAGCGTGGTATTGGCATCCGCTGCTGCTGCCAACGATATTATTTCGATAGTGGCTTATGGAACATTCCAATTAGCCAATGTATCAATAAATGATTTAACAGATACACCAGCAGCAATTGGATCGGCTGGTCAAGCGTTAGTTGTTAACTCTTCTGGGAATGCTTTAACTTATTCTAATGCTAGCTCAGCTGAGGTTTATGGATTTGAAAAATATTTTTTAGCTTCAACAATTAATATTGAAGTAACAGCTAGCGGCGGAGTTTTTCTTATAGCTGGCGTTGCACAGGATACTTTAGAATTATTAGAAGGAAACACTTATGTTTTCAGTTATCCATCTGGTCATCCTTTTGCTTTATCAACAACTGCAAACGGAACTCATGGCGGAGGATCTGAATACACAACTGGAGTTACTCGGAATACCGGAGCCAACACTTTGACTTACGTTGTTCCAAGCGGCGCTCCTCAACTTTATTACTACTGCACAAATCATAGTAATATGGGAGGAACGGCTAACACTTCTGTTCCAGCTAATAATGCTCTTAGAGTAAGAACAACAAATCAAGGAGCAGACAATATTTCATCAACAGAATACGCCAACTTTGATGATGTTTTATTTAGTGCGAGTGGTTTTTCATTCTCACTTAATACTAATGGCGAACTAATAGCTACAATATAAATAAAAAGGAGAAAACATGGCTACAGTAAATATCGGTAACATTAAGTTTACTTGGAAGGGAACTTATAATGCCGCAACTGCTTATGCGATTGATGACATTGTATATTACAATGGTTCGTCTTATGTCTGCATTCAAGCGTCAACGGGAAACCTTCCAACTGTTGCGTCTTTTTGGGAAAAAATGGCACAAGGCTCAGACTTAGGTTCAATAGCTGGTCTAGCTCAAGGTGATATTGTTTATTACAATGGAACTGATTGGGTAAGATTAGCAGCTGGAACTTCTGGTAACTTTTTAAGAACTGGAGGTGCTGGAGCAAATCCTACTTGGGCAGCTCTTAACGAATATAACGATGAACAAGTGCAAAACAATATTGCTCTGTTAGCATTTAAAATTCAAACACAAAACTCATTATCTAAATTTAATTTAGACGATCAGTACATTGATGAATTTAACGATGCTACTGGGATTGATGTTACAGCATCATCAAATGAAAGAGCGCAAGGTGGAGGCTTTCTTGGTTTATCTGGAGTATTAAACTGGTGGGGTGATGGTTTTGACGGAGCCGGTAATATTAC